GTATGCCAGCCTGGAGCGCCGCGTGCAGCAAAAGACCGAACACCTGCAGGCCGAGCGTGCCCGACGGGTCGATTCGGTCGAGCTCTTCGGTTGCCGGCGAATCGATGGAGAACTGCCAGTTGCCGCGGAACCGTCCGCCGACGTAGCCCTGACCTGCTACCAAGCCATTGGTGGCGAAATTCTGCTCACGCTCGGTCTTGGTGAGGGGCTTGGCGTACTTCACGCCTTTGCGCAGATTGCCGACCTTGGTGAAGTTGTCCTGGTCCAGGTTGATCAGGGTGTTGCGTACGGCGACCTTGAAGTCGTAGTCATCGGCAGCCCTGTTGGCCTTGGCCCGGTGGGCCACGTTGGCCGCCCACAGCTCCGGGTTGCCGACCGGCGACATGCGGATCACGCTGCTGCCGATCTCGATCACAATCTCGCGGAAGGTTGCGTCCAAGGCTTGCTCCGCCTGCTCGACGAACGCCCGTATAGCCTCAGCGAAGCCGCCCTGCTGCCCGCCGTACCGCTGGGCCATGTGTGAGCCGCGCGCCATATCACTTCCTCAGCTGGATGATCCAAGTGGCCTGGGCCGGGTCCTCTGAAACATTGAGCACGCGATAGCCGCTCACCTGGTCGCCAATCTTGGGCGCTGCCTGGACATCAGTGACAGCGCCGGCCTGCCCCTCGAATAGTTCGCTCTGGAGTACCGACAGCTTCACATCCTCGGTCTGGATGCGGGTCCCGTCGATCTCCTTGGCCAGATAGCTGCCGAACACGCTGCGGCCGGTGTAATAGGTGGTCGAGGCCGGGACGGTGCCGCCGATCTCGGGGTCATATCCGCCCTTTACCGCACGGCTCCCTGCAACCGGCTTCACCGCATCGGCCAGGCCGTCTGGATCGTCGAACGCTTCCGCCAACTCGGCCTGAATCTCTTCGCGCATGCCCATGGGTCAGATCCTCTTGAGCATTACGGTCCCCGAGCGCCGGATCCAGGGAGCGATGAGGTCGAGGGCGAAGTTCTCGCCAGCGGAGCGATCTACAGATCCAGCGACGTAGGTCTTGCTGGTCGAGGTGCCAGCTTGGGCCGACACCGTCTTGCTCTGCACCTCGCGCTGGGTGTCCTTGTACAACTTGCCGGCGGCAGCCAGCCTGGCCACCTGCGCGCCGGCACTCACGATGGCATCCGGCACTGGGTCTGGCACCGGTCGCTTGATCTTGGCGGTGAGCCAGGCATTTGCCATGGCAACGGCGAGGACCTCATCACCGTTGCCTGCCCAGCCCTGCCCGAGCGCCTGGTCGACGTCAGCGGTGGTGATGAAGTCGGTCATGGCTTATTCCTTCGACGGGATGAGGGCCTGGAGATCGGGCTTATTGAGGGCTGGGTCGAAGGTGATGCCCTGGGCCGTCAACCACTCCTTCAGCTCCGGCACCTTCATCTTGTGAGGGTCGGTCTCGTCGCCGCCCTCTTCCCCAATCGCCTTGTCGATCTCGGCCTGGCTGCTGACTGGGGCGTAGCCGTTCGGCGGGTAGTCCGACGCTTTGTAGCCCTGCTCCACCCACTGGGCGATAGTCGGGCCATCCAGGCGCAGACCTTCCTCGATCTCGCTCACGCTGATGCCCTGGCGTTGGTACGCCTCGCCGATGTGGGGAGCATCGCCCTGCACGGACACCGAGGTAGCGCCGTCGATCACGCCGAAGAACTGGTCCAGGCGGCGATAACAGGTGCCGCGCTCGATGCCCGGGGTGTTGGTGTAGATGACTTTCATGCTGATCTCCTGCGCAGGGCGCCAGGCCGGCGCCCCGCATCATGCGGTCAAGGGGTGGCGGTGCCGCTGATGACGGCAGCGAACGGAACCTGCTTGCGGTCGAAGACGCGCTTCCAGTTCGCTGCGGCGGCGTACTGGACTGCAGTCGGGCTCAAGTTGCGGTTCTCGCTGCCCTGCCAGCTGAAGCCAGCCGGCTGAAGGATGAAGGTCTTGCGCTCCCACAGGACCTCGGCGCCGCCGCCGTTGCCGCCGCCAGGCTTGCGCTCCAGCTCGACTGGCTTGGTCGGATCGCCCTCGCCATAACCGAAGGCCCCCTGGCCGAAGAACAGCGACAGATACTGGCCCGGCGCGTAGGTCAGGGCGTCATCCATGAACACTGGTTTGCCCAGGTAAGTGGCCAGGATGATCTTGCCCTGCGAGTCGCGCAGGTACTCGATCATGTCCTGCTTGACCATCTGGTTCATGACCACCGAGTGCACACCGATAGCGGCGAACATGTCGGCGGCGTCGCCGGCGGTGAAGGCGGCGTCCTGGAAGGCATTGGCGCTGATCGAGGCGCCCGAGTCCTTGACCATGTCGCCACCGTTCTGGGCGATGTTGGCCGCGATGATGCCCCGGCCGGCGCCCATCAGGTAGCGCTGCCACTGACGAGTCCAGTAAGTACCGAAGCGGTTGCGGATGTGCTGCATCGGCTCGGAGTTGGCCAGCTCGGCAGCCAGATCGGAGACACCGTAGCCCTTGTTGAGGTACAGGGTGCGGGCACGCATGCTGCCCTGCTCGGCCTTGCCTACCGCGCCCTGGTCATCAGGGTCGTCGTTGGAAATGTTTGGCGCCTCGTCGGCGTCGAGATCTTGCCAGTAGCTGATCTCAGAGGTGCCCTGGCCGTTCTTGGCGATGTCGTCCAGAGTGGCCGAGCGGGTGATGATGCCCGACTCGAAGACGGCGGTCTTCTCAGGGGAGTTCACCGGCTCCAGGGTGCCGTAGTAGTCGGAAACGAAGATGTCCGACAGTTGGGTGGTTGCCATGGGTTAGGTTCCTCGGGTGGCTTGGAGTTTTTTGAATGCTTCGGGGTTGTCACGAGCCATCGCAGCGCGTTCGGTCTCGGTGTACTCACCCCATTTCTTCGTGGCCTTGCCACCGTTGTCGCCGGTCTGCCCGGCACCCTGAGCCCTTGGCCACAGGTGGGTAGCGGTTTCGCGCAGCGATTCCGCCCATTCCAGAGGAGACAGCGGGGTTTTGCCGTCCTTCCCGTACACGACTTCGCCGGCACGGTCGGTGGCAACGGGCTCGCCGTCTTCGCTCAATTTGAAGGTGCCGCGGGCGCGGAGAATGATGTCCTCAGCAGCCTCGGGCAGCGCACCGGCCTTGATGGCAGCAGCGCGGATGGAGTCGGCCAACACCTTGTCGCTGTACTTGGCAGCAAAGGCTTCGGCCTTGTCCGCACGTTCGTTGGCGGCCTTGACCTGCTTGTCCAGGTCGGTGCGCAGGCGCTCGGTGCGGCGGTTGATTACCTCGTCCAGCTTGCCCTCGGCGATCAGCTTGGTCTCTTCGTCCTGACCGGCTTTGGCCAGCAGGCCTTTGACCGCTTCGATGTCCAAGCCGTCGAACTGGCCTTTCAGCTTGTCCAGTTCGGCCTTGATGGTCTTGTTGGAGCCGATCAGCTCGTTGTTTTTGGACTTGAGGCCCGAGACCTCGTCGTCCAGGAATTTCTGCACCTCGCCGCCCAGCACTGCCTTCAGCGCGGCGGTTTGGGTTTCATCGAGGGTGAGGCCGTGGGCGGCCGGGTCGAAGTCAAAAGGCATGTGGCTATCCCCTGGGGATTGGTGGGCCCGCCTGGCGGGCATTGGAAAGCCTCAATATCACTGAGGCGGTATTTTATACTTGAAATACTGTATTAGTACTGTATTATCACCTTACCAATACACAACAAGGAAATCGAAATGTCTCTTCCACACCCCACTAGCCCCAAGTTCCCGGCAGCACTGAAAGCAGCTCGCGAAGCGATGGGCCTTTCTTACACCGAGGTCGCGAAGGCCATCGGTATCAACCCAGCAATGCCTTCCCGATACGAGAACACCGAGCATTCGTGCTTCTGTGCACCTCGGGAGTCCACCTGGGAGAAACTAAATGCGCTTCTCTCCGGCAATGGAAAGGTTCTGCACAAGAGCAAAAATTCGCAGGCCGAAGACGTCTCGCTTGGCGAGGCCACCGTTGAGCAGATCATCCAAGAACTCAAAGCTCGTGGCGCCAGTTCGGTAACGATCAACTACTGATCCAAGTCAGGAGGCAAGGACGCTTCTGGCTAAATTCCTGCCCGCCCAAACGCCAACGGTTCCAGCTCCTTGAGCTGGTCGAGCGTCAGCGGCTTGAAGTTTTTGTCCAGCTGCAGCGCGGCGAAGCGCTCGGCCGTCAGGCCGCCATCGCGGAACAGCTTGCCGCGCATCGGACCCAGCGCGGCGTCCTGGAACGCTGCCGGCTGCGTCTTGAGCCACTGGTAGTAGCTGATGCTTGCCGAAACCTGCCCGCCGCCATCCGCGCCCACTGCTGCCCTTGTGGCACCTTGCCCAAACAGCGCCGACAACCTGGTGATCGGCGTGATGGTGGTTCGGCAGTGGATGTGGAACGGCGGCACGGGCCCCTTCCCCATCTCGAACTCCCGACCATCCAGGCTCCTGCACTGCACGCTGGTCTTTCGGTCCAGGGTGGCGACGATCCGATACCCGGGCACGACCTCGGCGTTCGCCCTGAGCGTTTCCATGCGCGCGGTGGTGGCCACATGCTGAACTGCTGTCTGGACTACTGCTCGAGCACTTCGGTTCGTGATCCCAAGCACGCCGTCTGTGAAGTTCTGCGCCGCGGTGCCGCGAATGTCCTGGGTAATCTCGGCGTTGGTCTGCCCCTGGACGACACCCATTCGGATGGCGTTGATCACCCTGTCTGATTCGGTGCGCGTCCAGCCGTTCAGGAAGGGTTTGAGCAGCTTGCCGCCATCTACCCCAGCCACCTGCAGGGGCTGCGTGTTGATCGACGCCCTCAGCAGCGAGTCTGCCGGCATGGCCGCATCGATCAGCAGCGCTTTGGCCAAGCTGCGGCCTTCGAACGCTGCCTCGTACTGCGCAATGTCTACCAGGTCGGATTGCATCCGGTCACTGAAAGCCTTGTAGATTTCCAGCAACTTGCCGCCCACCCGCCCAAGAAACTCCTCAAGCCGGCTCCGGCCGTAGGTGGTCAGCTCCTTGCGGGTGAGCTGGTCACGGACATGGGCATCAGCTCGGCGCAGGTAGGTCTCGAACTTCTTGACCTCGCCGGCTTTGAGCCGCTCAAGCAGCACCGAGTGGCGGCTGACCTGCTCCAGCAGCTTCTCGTCCGCCGTTTGCTCCACTTTCGTCCCCATCGTCTTTGTCCAGGTTGACGCTGACCGCGCCGTGGTTGTCGCCGATCAGTTCGGCCTCTTCGTCATACGGGTGTTCCGGCAGCTTCCCGGTGGTGAGGTATTGCCAGTAGGTCTCGGCGCTGATGGTGCCGGCCATGACGCTCTTCTGCAGTTCGGCCAGGACCTGCGCGTCCACAACCGGCATCACGAACTCAGGCTTGACCTTGAAAGCGACTTCGTCGGGGTTGTACCCCGTCCACTCCGCCGCGTACCGCAGGGCCTGCTCGATGCCTGCGGCTGCGGTAATGACGATGCTGTGCAGCGTGGCGTGCTGGTCGTTCTGCCGGGTCTTGCGGGCCTCGCCCGACTCGGTGCCCGAAACGTCCATGACCTTGGCGCCAGCCTCAAGGGCCGCGTTCTTCTGGTCTTCCATCGCCGTGCGGACGGCCTGAATGCCGGCGCCCTGGAACTCCAGGTAGCCGCACGAACCGCTTGGGCCGAGGTCCCAGGCTGCCGACGGGCCGGTGACGCTGAGCTCAACGCTCTCGTCCAGGCCGGACACCCACGGCTGCGGGTGGCTGGTCTGGTGCAGTGCCGTGAAGTAGTCGGCGCTGAGCTGGTAGGACTTCAGCGCGGCGCGGGCCATGGTCAGCAGCGGGATCTCATCCACGTCGGGCGAATTGTCAGTGGAGCCGCAGTAGATCACCGGGATGTAGTCCAAGCCGCGCACTAGATTGTTGCTGCCGTCGACAGTGCCCAGTGGGCGGTCGTCTTCGATCAGCTCGCCAGCCTCGTTGCGCACGCCAGTCCGGCAGACCGCGCCGTCCATGTAGAACTCGCGATAGACCGTCTCGCATTCGTGGCTGTATCGATCCTGCTCCTTCCGCCTGAACTCGCGGAACACCGACAGCACCAGGTCCTGACGACCACCTTGGTCGGCGGTGTCCCAATTGATGGCGTTGCGCACTGCATAGGTGGCGAAGTACGGCTGGCCCGCGTCATCGATATTGACCACCAGCGGAACCCGACCATGGGAAATGGCCTGGCGCACGATCCGCAGGAACAGTTGGGTCAGGCCGAAGCCATCA